TTATTTGTCTAATTCCACCATCACTTCTTCCACTATCTCCTCGGTCACAACTTCTCCATTTTTTACTTTCTCATGTGGCAAAACATAATCAAAAATCTGTCCGTTTTTACGCACGATCATAACTGTGTCTCCTGTGATATATCCACGGTCAATCGCTTGTTTAAACTCGTCGTATGTTAGCATTTTTACCCTCCTACTTATTTATTCGTATTTTACAGGAAATAATATAATTAAATTTAAAGGTCGTTTAAATTTAATTAACATCTTTTTTGTTACAAACTAAAATATTGATTGTTAGCGAATATTAAATAAAAAGAAATTTTAGCGTAATATTATTGATAAATTAATTTTATTAATTTTAAGTTTTTTTAATTTAAAGTGATATAATTAACCTGTAAATAATAAAAGGAGGACATGGATATGTCTAAAGCAAATCGTCGTATTTGGCAAGGTTTAGCTGTCATTTTAATAGCTATAATAACCACTTTCACAACAAGTACTGCCACGGCAGCCAAAAAAATTAGAAATTTCCCTACTACCACGGAGATTTTGTCAGGAACGAAGGCGACTGAAGCACCTGGAATCTTGCCATTTACTGGTAGCTACAAATTAGTTTTGGGTGACCTTGATAATCTGCGAAGACCAACCTTCGCACACATACAGCTTAAAGATCAGGATGAGCCTAAAATTCAGCGAAAAGGACTTAAATTCAATCCTCCAGGCTGGCATAACTACAAGCTGACTGATGCTAATGGGAAAACAACTTGGTTAATGGATCGCGGCCATCTGGTTGGCTACCAATTTAGTGGTTTAAATGACGAACCTAAAAATCTAGTTACAATGACAAAATACCTTAATACCGGTTTTAGTGACAGAAATCCTTTAGGAATGCTCTATTACGAAAACAGATTAGACAGTTGGTTAGCTTTACATCCTAACTTCTGGCTAGACTATAAAGTTACTCCCATTTATCATGAAAATGAGTTAGTCCCTCGCCAAGTAATTCTACAATATGTTGGAATTGATGAAGATGGAAATCTACTTCAAATTAAGTTAGGTGGTGAAAAAGAAAGTGTAGATAACTACGGCGTAACATCAGTTACACTAGACAACGTATCTCCTTTAGCTGAATTGGATTACCAAACAGGAATGATGCTAGATTCAACTCAAAACGAAGAAGATAGTAACGTAGAAACCGAAGAGTTTGAAGAAGCCGCTTAACATAAATTGACTGCACTATAAAAAACAACCGCCCAGAAATTAATCTGAGTGGTTGGTTTTTTTATTTCAGTTTTTCTTTGACAGCATCTACTGCCCCTTCAACTGCTTCTTTAGCATCATCTGCTAGTTCTTTACCTTTGGCAATTGTTTTTTCAACAAATCCTTTTGCCTCTAACTCTTTATCACCAGTTAGCTTTCCTGCACCTTCTTTAAGGCTACCTGAAGCTTGTTCAACTTTTGCTTTTAGTTTTTCTTCTGACATAATATGCCTCCTTTATTTTATTCTATGGTAACACTTTGAGCATCTATAAGCAAACAAAAAAACCAGCCGCATGGACTGGGGAAAATTAGCTTTTATGAAAGATTTAGGATTATGAATATATATTAGCACACAACAAATAAAAAAGCAAGAGCCGCTAGTGTCAGGCAGTTCTTGCTAAAAATTTCTATTTTTTTGAATTTGTAAAAGCAGTGCACTTTATTCCATTAATCATTGCCTTAACAGAATCATAATCTTTAAAACCTAAAAGCTTTGCCCTACTGTCATCTTCTTTACAAAGAGCCTTCAAACTAGACTGTATTTTTCTCCATTGATATTTGGAGTTAATAGTATTTACAAGATAGACTACAATAGCAATAATAACGGATAACTTATTAGAAGGTTTAGTCACGTTATGTTTAATTTTTACTGTATCAATATAATTTCTCCATTCTGAACGAAGTTTAGGCTTTGTTGTGATTTGAATATCCAGTACATTTGAATTATGAGCACATACATTTCTTATGAAATTCAAACATTTAAGCCACGAAACAAGTTCTTCTGGTGTACAACTGTAATATTGACAAATCTGTTTAATATTCTTCTCGCTCATGATTGTTAAGATTGAAACGATGTCACCAAACATCAATAAATCAATAGCAAGCCACACTGTTGGGAATCCATCTGGATCAAGGTTAATTGATTTTTGTAACTCAGTTAGTTGAGATTTTCTTACAGTATTCAATAAATTCTTTTTAATCCTAAATTGTCTTTTTTCAATATCATATTTTGTAAACTTATTCCTATTAGCCCATGAAGAGAAATTTAAATATCCAAATGCTCCGTATCTATCCCCCAAAACAAAAGAAATTTTTGTTTTAATAGACACTTCAATTTTTTCAATAGCGTGCAGTAGATAGATTCTTAAGTTTTTATCCTGATAATATCTTGCCAAAACTTCTGCAAACTCAATATTATCATATAAAATATCTTTCTCCTCACCATCTTGTCGCTTTATTTCAAGTGGTTTTGCAAATTCTTTAATTCTATAATAACTGATGTGTTTGATTTTCTCTACATCATCAGCTTTAACAATTAATCCACGTTTTTCAAATAACCTAATTTGATCTTCCCATGTCAAAGCTAAAGGTTGTTTCATAACTCTCCTAACGATATAAAAAAAGCCCCATATCAGAACGTATCTGCCTTTAAAGGAATGGGGGGTTTGTCTTGTTAAGATAATTATACTTTTTTTAAAAATAATGTCAAGACACAAGATCGTGTCTTGAAACTTATAAATTCAAGCGAACACAACATATTGAATGATTTTATATAAAAATACATTTTTTAACACAATATATTGTAAAAATTTTGTTGCATTCACTATTAATAACAAAAACAGCCCCCGCAAAGCGAGGGCATTTGTCTTATCTTAAGGAGCTTTACCTCCTATCTAAAAGTACCAAAATTAGTCACACGTCGGCCATTTTGTGAGTTTCCGACCGCAACGTATCGTCTAACACCAGTCACACTGATATATGTTACCCAAATATAGCCGTCTGAGTCAATCCAACCATCATAGTTAAATTCCATGTTTTCACCATAAGTTGCCACAATTTCTGCATCTAGACGAGGTGCAGAACGGACATTTAAAGCAGCAACACGAACGGTAAAAGTACCTGTTTCAGGGTTAACTACATAAGTACCATCTGACTGTGCAACCACTGGAGCACTTGGTTCTATTTCTTGCACCGGTGTATTATCGTAAGGAGGGTAAAACCAACCCAAAATATATCCAGTACCATCTTCAAACGGACGATCCACATAACGTGCTGGTCCACCAATATAAAGGGCGTCAGCATTACCATCTACGTTTTGCTCGATGTTATGCAGAACATATCCGTCTGATGTAACAATGACTAACCCAGTATGACCATAGCCGTGAGCGTAAGTTACCATCACAAAGATAGCCCCAGCTCGTGGATTAACTCCAGGAGCATTGTAGACCACTTCCATTCCTTGGGCGGCTGCACTATCTAGTAAGTCAATAGCATTTCCCCAAAGGGCAATGCCAAAATATTTTGTCGTGATCCAGTTTGGCAAGTCCACGCACTGCGTACCGTAAACATTATCGAGGTCAACCCCTTGACCAGTGTCTGCCAATCCCTTGGCAAAGGATAATACTTCATCTAAAGTTGCCATATCAGTTACTTCCTTTCTTCAAAAAACGGGCTTAAAATCAAAGCAACCACAGATAATGGCACATACAGTATTGCGATTGCTAGTATTAACGCTAATCGTGTGATTGCTCGCATGGCTCCTCCTATTTTTTGGGCTCATGGTAAGTCAATGCTTGCTCACTATCTGACAGGCCTTTCGTGGTTGGATCTGTGACAACACCGAGCAATACCAAAAGCGTTACAGCTGTGTTTGCAATATCCGCGATGTTTGATGGTAGTTTAATACCTAATTGCTGTGCCAGTAAAAAGATAGCTCCTAAAATAGCCATCAAGGTTACTTTGTTTTGTAGTCGTAATTTTAAATTGATCATGCTTCGCCTTTCATAATATCTTTAAGTTCTCTTACCTCACGATTGAGGTTTTTAATTTGCTCTGTCATTGTGATGAGCGTTTTGTTTTGCTCATCATGCTCCTCAAGACGCCTAGCATTTTGACGAGTGACAATTTTTAAATGCTCAACCTCAGACTGCAACAATGTAATATCTGTCGCATGCTTGATAGATTTTGCATTAAAAATATTGTAAGTCGTGACGATAGCTAAAATAAAGCCACCGACGCCAAATATCAACTCTGTTGCCATAAAACACCTCTAATCTTGTTTAACCAAATCAGCGTACTTGATAACTGTTACTTTGGCTTCTGACTCTAGCTCCTCTAAGGTCTGTGCCTCATAAGTAAACGGCTCGTTGACATGTACAAAGACAAGATTGCCTTCGCCTGCTTCACCGTCTTCCTCTTTAGTACTGTCGACCACCGTAAAGACATCATAGGCTTGATACTCACCTTTTTTGGCTGGCTCGATTAGCTCAAGCATGCCTTTATAAATGTCAGAATCAATCTTGCCGCCGCTCGTTAACATGTGGATGGTTTGCAAGTTAATCATTCGCTGTGTACGCTCTGCGGACACCTTAGCTAATCCTGCGGCTGTTTGAGCAGTCTTGGCAGTCTTAGCAGTTTCCTGTGAGATTTTTTCAAGGTCGTCTACCTTTTGCACGGCTTCGCCCATTGCAATTTCAACGTATTCAGATTTTTTAAATTCTTCCAAAGTAGCTTTGATAATCTCTGTGTCATTAGTCGAGATTAAGTCTTGCTTAACAAGTTGAGAGATGACTGAGCCATCCTCAGCAGTGATAATAATATGTGTGCTTGCGACTGCTACTGTGCTGTCAAATTGTGGGTATTTTCCTGTCACTTTCCAATTTCTCATGGTTTTTCTCCTTTTTTACTTTCTTCAAATTGTTCCAAAATGTTGTCGATAAGAATGATTTCAGATGATGTAAATTCATCTTCACACTCTTCTAAAAAGTTTAAAAAGTCAATAAATCGCTTGGAGTACTCACCCCCTTTAATCACAATTTCTTCATCAGCTAGCTCGTTGAGTAGGCCGTTGAACTCGTCGAGTTTAGCGGGGTCTGCTAGCTTGATGTTTTTGTGCTCATCAATGACAAACTTGCCATCTTTGTCTTTTTGAGCATACAGATCAATAAGGTCACCCTCATC